TTACGGCTGGTAAATATTCAGTGCCCGGCGGGTACGGCCTGAACTGAGGTAATCCGCGATATAATCTTGCGAAATCTCGCCGCTATAGCGCCCATCTTCGTCCGTGATAGGCATCCACACCATATTGTGTTCGTAGAGTTTCGACAGCACGATACGCAGGTTATCTTCCGCACGCCCGGTCACGCGGAACGGGTGCAGCAAATCAGCACACGAACCTGTGGCACCACGGGCTTCGCGACGTTTCACAAACCCCAATGGTTTTCCGTCACCGTCCACCACCGTAATTGAGCGCATATCGTTGTCGTCCATGGTGCCGAATGCTTCCGGTAATGGCGTTGACGCTCGCGCGGTGATGGTCGGTTGCTGGTCAGTCACGTCACCGGCCTGCACCAGAAGCAGGCGTTTTAGCGTGCGGTCCTGGCCGACAAACGAGCCAACAAATTCATTGGCCGGTTTAGCCAGCAGCTCATCGGGGCTGGCGCACTGCACGATTTTCCCCTGGCGGAACACGGCGATACGGTCGCCCAGCTTCAGGGCTTCGTCGATATCGTGACTGACCAGCATCACAGTCTTCTTCAACTGGCGCTGCATTTCCAGAAACTCGTTCTGGATAACTTCACGGTTGATAGGGTCGACCGCGCCAAAAGGTTCATCCATCAGCAGCACCGGAGGGTCCGCCGCCAGCGCACGGATCACGCCAATACGCTGTTGCTGGCCACCGGACATTTCACGCGGGTATCGGTTCAGGAAGCGGTTCGGGTCGAGTGCCACCATGCTCATTAATTCGCTGGCACGCTCTTTACAACGGGCTTTATCCCAACCCAACATGCGGGGCACGACGGTGATGTTTTCTTCAATCGTCATGTTCGGGAACAGGCCGATTTGCTGGATAACATAGCCAATATTGCGGCGCAGCGTCACGGTATCCAGCTCGTTAGTGTTTTTACCGTTAATCAGGATATTGCCGCCGGTCGGCGCAATCAGGCGGTTGATCATTTTCAGCGTGGTGGTTTTACCGCAGCCGGAAGGGCCGAGCAGTACACACATTTCGCCTTCCGGCACATTGAGGCTGACGTTATCAACGGCGTTAAAGGTTTGGCCGTTCTTTTGAACGAACTGTTTTGTGAGATTTTCCAGTTTAATCATTATCGAATCCCCTTAGGAGTCAGCACCAATTGCAGACGGTAAAGTAAGTAGTGCTGATAACGTACTGTAAAAAAGGAGTTTTTTTTCTTCCCCAAAACCCCTCCCCAAAACTTGAGTGAAAAGTAAATGTAGGCGAAGCGGCAAAATTTACATTCCGAACATTCTTAAACCGCCAAAACAACCCACTGATTGCTCCGGTCATTATTGTATTTATCTGTCATTTCCTGCGAAGCGTGCCCTAAAAGCAATTGAGTATTTATGCCCTGTTTTCTGTAGAGCCGTTCAGCCAATGAACGCTGCTCATGAAAGGTGGGCAAAGTTTTTCCCGCTTCTGCTGTTATTCCTGCTAAGTCCCGAGCCTCAGCAAATTCTCTGCTCAAAGTTCCTTTCCCAACTTTTCCTCCCGCACTAACACCAACATGGTTTTTAGCGTGGTGAATCATGTACTGACTGACGGCGCGGTCACGACAGCGGTTAATTACTTCTGCAAGGGTCATGTTGATCGCATCACAATACAACGAGAGTGGGAGAGCGATCTTTGTTCCGGTTTTCTCCTGCTCAATATGCAAAAGCTCATCCCATACATCTTTAAATTTCATCTTGGTGATATCGCCGAGGCGCTGACCCGTGGCAATGGCCAGAAGCATGGAATTTTGTGCCAGCGGCGGGCCTGATGCTGCAGCGTCAAATATCCTCCTCCATTCTGCAATCTGGAGTCGCTGCCGTTTCACTTCTGCCAATGGTTTCTTCGTGGCTAATGCTGGGTTAAAACCGGCGGGAACTTCGCCGGCATACTGAGCTTCTTTGAAAAGATCCACCCAAACGCTTCTGATTAATTGCGCCATCCTGAATTTTTCACGATCAATGTATTCCTCAAGGATCCCAGCCATCTCTCGCACACCAACTTTTTCAAGGAGCATATTTGGAATTCTTTCGGCCAGGATTAGCGCGCAGGATTTTCGGTTTACAACGGTCGATTTTGCCAGCTCGCCACGTGCCATTCGCTTATCTTGACCATCACAGTAACGAATAACCCATGCCTTTACTCTCAAGCCAGTAGCCTTTTCGCTTGCCTTTACCTCTTTCAGCGCCATGTCTATCAGGGCGTAAGACTGGCTGGTTTCTTGTTCAGCGAAAATGCGATTCAGCTCTATGGCTGCTGTTTTCGCTGCACCAGTATCTGTACCAAAACCCTCAAATTTATTAGTAACAGGGTTGCGATATTGCCAGTAAATTTTATTGGTGCGTTTATCAAGCTTGCAATAAAGATTGGGTATATCGAGATTATGCTTGCGCGGTCTGGCGGCCATGTAATGTTTTCTCCATCAGGGCTCGAGCCTTATCTGGAATGTTTTTAGGTATTTCGGGTTGGGCAATCATTCCAACAAATTGCGCATCTTCATCTACCACCCAAATCCGGCCTTGTTTTTTTGCTCTTGGGTAGGTTTGCCCAGTCTTTGCAATGCGGTGAAGCGCTGCATCTGAGAGTTCGTAACTGAACCCTTTTGGACCCATTGCCCACTCACGAATTGGAACATTTCGCCCCATAAAACCTCCGGGAGCGGCCTGAACTTTAAGGCACAGGCCGTGTGAAAACTGATTGCTGAAAATCATTACATTCAATGATGTCCGGATATCATTAACGCCAGCCACTACCGATCCCATTTCTGCCTGGCGCATGCCCTATATGGAATTTGTGGCAGAACTGGCATCGATATGCTCGCATTTGCCCCTGATGGCCATAACGACGGTGAAGCATCTTTATCGCTATAAATGCACCTTCCAGACTAGGGTGTTGCATCTTTCCATCGCATTGCTTACGACGCAGCCGGCGCTTACTTGCCATTTGCGGACACCTTGCGCTTGCGGGGCAAACTGACGCATTTGAAATCCTTCACCAACACACGTTCTTCTGCTGTTTTCCCGGCTTCTTTAACCTGGGTGAACTTCTTTTCGCATTGGGTGCTGGTGAGCCTTTCTTTTGACATACAGGTCCATTCAACAGGCAGGCCGCCAGGTTTAAGAATTGTTGCGGTGATTTTGTACATCAGTCGCTCTCCCTGTCGGCTGCATTGGCGAGGGTGATGGCCATCTCTGCAATTTCATCGAAAACACTGAAGCAGGCTGGGTTAGCGCATAACCCCTGAATGGCTGCAATAGTTAGCTGCTGGCGATAGGTAAGAGCAGGTGAAGTGGTGGCGTGAACTGCCTGAGCATGAATCTCTTCTGGCTCCGGGCGAGGCTTTACCTTAATAACGGGTTTCTCGATGACTGCCGGTGCGGGTAGTTCGGTACGCAATTCAGTAATAGTATCCAGGGCAACTATCTGGCGCTTTGCTTCATTATCAGACCATGCATCGAGATTGCTGGTGGTCACGTGATGAATTTCTTCATCGCTGAGATCAGGAGATAGGCAGAATTCAGTGGCTGCGATGTCAGCAAGAAGAAGAGGGAACACTTCCGGGATAAGATGGCCGGTGCAGGTAACGACCCCTTCAGCTTCTTCTTTCCCCATCACGTCAGTGCAGCCAGAAAGCAGGGCGTTAATAGCGTGGCTGATTTCAATCTCCCGGTCGCTCATCAACACGCGGGTATCTTCAGAACCTACTTCCTGCGTCGGTTCGCCATCACCAGCTGCATTTTCTGCCAACTTGCCATCTTCTGAGCTGTCAGTGACCAGAACATCTGCTGTGTTCTGCGAGCTCTGTTCGTTCTCATCTTCTTCCTCTGCATCACCATTCACACCCAGATAATCTAGGATGGCGCGGCGGTATGACACGATCCCTTTATCTTCGTTAAAATCAACAGAGCGGATGGCGTTGCCAAGCAGTCTGTCGCTGAAATTTTCAAGAGTAGGCTGTATGTAGGTAAGAGCCTTATGGGCACGGATAAATGCGGGGTATTCGCACTTTCGCTGGTTCGTTGCGTCGGACAGTATTTCGGGAGTTACCTCGTCAAGCTCGACGGTAGGGGCGTTAATGGCGACTGCAATTTTTTGCTCAAAGGTCAGCGAAACATATTCATGTACGGTGGCGGGCTTTACTTCCGCTGGCGTGTCGCGGTTTTCTGGCGGTGTATCCAGCCACTTTTCCATGAATTTCAGGTAGTCAGGCCATTTTGCTGTCGATTTTACTTTTTCGCGTGCATCCGCCATTAGCGCTACCTGACGATCAGGGAATAATGCCAAAACGCGAGGAAGGCGGGTGATGGCCTCGTACATCTCACGTTCTGGGCTGGTTTCATCATCGTTGGTCAGGTCAATGGCAAGACTGTACTCAGCCTTGGTAATGTTTTCTGTGCGACCAAACAGAACCAGCAATGCTGCGCGAGGGTTGGTAGAACATTTAGAGATCTCAATGAATTCAGGTTCTCCTGTAATTGCAGTGTGTGGCGTTTCAACTTCCGTATTTGCAGGGATAAACTCAATATTTCCGGTTTCTTTATTCCAGACAAAATCAGTCGACCATTCATTAAGTGCTGGCCTATCATTTCCTGTACTGTCTTCAATGATTTTTCCGTCAAAATAATGCTCGGCAATCTCAGGGTATTCCTGAAAGAATGCACCAGTAATAATTGCCCCTGCTGCCTTTTTATTTGGTGCGCTTTTCAGAACTGAAAGTGTTTGTAAGTTAAGTTTGTCTGCCGGTGCTTTTTTAGGAATAAAACAGCCAATAAATGATTTCATAAATGCCTCATCAATTAACGGAATGTGCGTGCATATACAGATTTTCTGTATTGGCTACGGACACTCTGGAATTTAGCTTGCTGGTTTTTCTTTGCTATACAATTAGCGCAGTAGTAAACAGTACGACTGGCATAGCCCTTACCAACCTGCCGACGGGTTAACTCCGCATCTTCAAAGTGGCAGGTGCAGCAGGAACAGACCCTGCTCATGCTGTTAAGTCCACATACCCAATGGTTTGGGGCGAATGGTGCCGAGTCCTAATTTCCGCCTCGCGAATCAAAAACCAGATACGAGTTACTTCTTCTAATGCGCAGTGATGACAGGGATAAGTGTCGTGAATAATCCCACCTGGAAATTTAACCGTTACAGTTTTGTCGTTGTTGAAAACGAAATAAGAAAATACATTTTCGTCTGCAATTGTTTCTGCAACATCGTGACTGATTTTATTAAGCGTGAAAATTTGAGAAAACATAACCAACCTTTATTTAGAATAAGTAATTCCCTGCCGATTAAGGCATGTATTTGGAGTTCTTAAATTTGGCTTGTAGAAATCCCGTCGCATTATTAGCCGACATTACTTCTGGTGTTTTATTTGTCCGGAGTCTATTCCGTCATAGCTGGTTGTTCGCCAGAATGGATAATCTCATCAACTGGATAACATTCGCCACTAACATGCTGCTCAATTGCAGCTTCTTCACACTTCTCCTGGCTGTAATAAAACCCCAGAACCACTTCCTGATAATCACCGTTGGTCATGCCTAAAGTCAGCACTAGCGCAAAGAGGGCGCTCATTAGTGGGTTCCTGCTGGTTCAAGGTTTGGCTCAACTGAGTGTGAAGCGTAAGGGCGGCGAATATGACGCAAGTTCCCCTGCGGCTCATGCCAGTAAGTGCCTTCACGATAATCAAATGAAACCAGCCATGCTGCGCCGGTTCGTCCGTTGCGCATTGGTATAGCGCGACCGTTTTTTGGTACTGATTGGTTAATTGCCATAGTAATCCCCTTTCTTTGCCATTATCGCCAGGCTGGCGGAACGTTTTGAATCTGTCGCGCCGCAGTTGTGCTTTGCTTAGATATGCATATGCTAGCATTAAGCTAACACATGTCAACATTAGGCTGGCAAAATTAAGGTGAGAAAATAAAAAAAGCCGCACTGATGGCGGCTTGGAAAGCGATTATTTAACTACTATGTTATTGATTAGCTTTATTTATTTTCGAAATACTTACCGTAGAATTTTTTTAGTTCATCCAGCCGCATTTCAAATACAGCGATCATGTTGGCTCGCTCAACACTAGGAAATTCCCTGTAGAGCTTAACTAGTCTCAATTCTTCATCAGTAAATTGCTCGGTTCCCGGTGATTCTTCGCCTAGCAACCAAGCTAATGAAACACCAGTGTGCCCAGCCAGCTTAGAAGCCGCCTCTTTACTGATGCTTCCCCGCTTGAACCAGCCATTGACAGAGGCTCTGCTGACGCCAGTAATTCTCGCCATATCAGCTTTGGAGACATGCTTAGTCTCTATGATTTCGTTTAAACGCTGTGTTACCAGCGGGAGTTCAGAGTTTTTATCGTTTTCCATGTCGACATTATAAGCCAGAGGCTAACACCCCAACAACACAGCAGGATGATGGTTAATGTTGACAACTGTTAGCATAATGCTTACAGTTGTTTTTATCAGATTAACAGGAGAATCCCGTGACCAAAATTCAAACCGGCCTTGATAAAGCGATCTGCGCATTCGGTAGTCAGAGAAAGCTTGCTCAGGCACTTGGAATTAGCGCTCCAACCTTGAACCGGGTTGTAAAAAAGTACTCTGGCAATATTCCACCCAAATATTTGGCGATGATTTACGAGTTAACGGGTGTAACACCACATGAGGTTCGCCCTGATTTATATCCAAACCCAACTGATTGCCTGCCTACGAGTAATCAGAATATCACTCCAGCCTCTTAAGGACTGATTTATGGAAATCAAAACTCTGCATATCGAGCTTGAAGCATGGGCTGCAAAGAAGGGCTGGAAGTACGTTGTCGAGCTGATTACAAGGCATCAACAGGGTGAGCTGCTTGAGACTCTTGATGACTTGGTTGATGGCGATGAATTCGCTCGCCGGGTCCATAACAACAAGCAGCGCATCCAACGAGCATTCGAAGGAACGTCAAAGAAACACCAACTGCATGCCGCATTGCTGGCACCGGCAGTTCGCGCAGCCATCGATGCAGAACTTGCTATGCAAAAAGACGAACAGCACAGAGTCGCTGCTTCCAGCAAGGAACACTCAGAGGTTATTTGCGCCGTGCTAACCGGGGCGCCACTGGCCGTTATTCAGAAAGAAGCCATTGAAGCAATTAACTCGATCGCCGTGTTTGTTCCTGGTCTTGTTGTGCAGTTTGCACATGTTGGCCAGCAGCTGCTGTAGGGGGAGGGTATGCAGCATAACGATTTTCTAATCACCCAGATTAAAAGCCTGCTTCTGTCCGGGAGTAAATGCGACGAGAGCGAAGCAAATGCCGCGGTAGCGCTTGCCATGGAATATCGGCGCATTCATCCGAACACTGGAGTCCAGGCGCTAATCGACAAGGCAAAGTTCTACTTAAAACACAACCGCCGACCAGCTGCGGTACCACGAACGGAGCCAATCAAGAAAGCCGCGCTTCCAAAGCGTCGCCAGTTTAGCTGAGTCAGGAGGTGATCATGCGTAACACAGCTGCATTAATTGAACGGTTCAAAGCACAGTTACAACGTAACTATTCTGGCAATGAAACTTGTCTGCAGGTACGTGAAGTTGCCCCAGGTGACCGCTTCAAGGATGGCTACGGACGGTTGGTTACGGTGATTGCTGTAAGTCCCAATACGATTATTTTCCGTCGCGATGGTTACGACAAGAACTGCGAAACGCGGCGGGATAAGTTTTTGAAAGAATTTGTAGAGGCTGATGTATGAGCATGACCTTGATGGTTCAGGCTATGAATATCCGTGTCGGTCACCCGATACGTAAACTTGTGCTCCTGAAACTCGCTGATAACGCAAATGATAAAGGTGAGTGCTGGCCGTCATACCAACACATTGCAGATCATTGCGAGTGCAGTAAAAGCGCGGTGAGATCACACATCGATGCGTTGATTAAGCTGGGTTTGTTACTCAAGATAAACCGTATTGGAATCAATAACGGAAAGGGTAATACGTCCAATATTTATAGCCTCAAACTGGACACCCCTGTAGCGCCAGAAAGCACAGGGGGTGAGGCTAAAAATAATAACCCCCCTATGTCGCCACAAAGCATAGCCCCTGTGTCGCCACAAGGCATAGGTATGCCGCACGGTGACAGCCCTATGTCGCCACAAGGCACACCCCCTATGTCGCCACACGGCACCAGAATCAGTCACTCTTTTGAACCTGTCATGGAACCAGTCAAAGAACCAAAAGAATGTCAGGCAGACGAGCTGCCCGACGATTTTGACAATCCAGCTTTGCGGGTTTTAAACCATCTCAACAAAACCACCGGTGCTGCATTCCAGGATGGCAAGACCACGATGGGGTTTATCAACGGACTGCTGGCGGATGAATACGTTGCAGACGAACTCATCCTGGTTATCGAACACCGGGCTGACCTCTGGCTCGATAACGTGACGATGGCCCAGCACTTGTGCCCGAAGACACTTTTTAACTTTGAGAATTTCGAGGGGTATCTGCCGCTGGCCCGCAAATGGGACAACGAAGGTCGCCCATCCAGCAGAGCGCCTGTTATCGACTGCAACGAACGCGACGCGGCTCACAAGCGGTTTCTTGGTCAGGCGGCAAATCTGATCCTGAAATCTCCGCTGGAAATATGCGTCCGCAAACTGGCATCAAATGCGAGTGTCGGTGGGCTTTCGCCTGAAGCGTCAAAACGCGCATGGGATCGGCTTTGGTCTGAACAGGCAGCCCGTATGCAAAAAAACGAATTGACCGCCTAGCGGCAAGATTAATTGAACCTGGAGATGACTATGGAAACCGTACTTGAAGCACTGAAAGCAATGGGTAAAGCCACAGCGCGTGAAATTTCGGCCCGAATGAAAATCGACGTGAGAGAGACTCTTGGCATGTTACGTGAACATGAAGAGCTCGAGCAGATTGAGCTGGTTAACGGCTGGTGGCAGTTGACGGATACAGGGGCTAAAACCCCTCGAGTAAAACCTGCTGTACCAGCGGTTAAAGTCGTGAACCGCAAAGAGCGACCAGTATCACCAGCAGTGGCAGCGCCAGCCCGAAAAATTAACGAAGCAGTTTTGGCAGAATTACTGACTCAGCATGGTGCGCTGACGACTGAGCAAATGGCAAAACTTGCAGGTACCACGGTTCGAGCTGTTGCATCCACGCTGGCCATGCCAGTGAACAAGGGGCGAGTGGTTCGTGAAAAGCGCGGGAATGTATTCCACTTCACCCTGGCGAAACCATCATTAGCCGAGCCAGAGCCTGCTGTTGCATCAATGCCTGAGATTAAGCAGCCGGCAGTGCAAGAATCTGTACCTCAAAGCGATGCTGCCTTTCTGGATGCCATCCCACAGATGGCGAAGCGCCAGGCGGCCGAGATGGTTTGCCCTACACCAAAATCCATAGCGGCAGAAATTCGCCGCACGAAGTCCCGCCTCAATCAGCTTGAAGAGCTGCGCGTTACGGTTCGCCAGCTTGCTCGCCAACAACGTGCTCTGGGGTTCTGATGACAACTGAACTCAAACTCTGCCCTAAGGGTAAAAAGCCAAAAATCACAACCCGTGAGCCTCGTGGTTACTGGTGTGTGATGGGCTACAAGAACATCACTTGCCCGTGTGGATGCCTGAGAACTACGGCTGGTTATCACAAGGGCGGTCAGGCCTGGCGTAAAGCTGAGGCTATGGCCATCGAGCAGTGGAACCGTGAAGTGATGCAGTACACCTCAGGAATGAAACTACAAAGCCAATCAAACGAACCTAACAAATAGGGGGATTTGTCGTTATGAAATTCACGATGCGTAAAAAGCGCGACTGGAAAGCATGGTTCGAGGTGGGTGTTTTTAAAAGGGTAGTTGTGCTCCGTAACCATGAAATTAACCGCTGGCAGATAATGGGACTGTGTGCCACCGGCGCGCCAGTATTTATAGAAGCTGCCCGCGGTAAATGCCAGATTAGAGCGTGGACTGATTTTAATCAGCTGGCGTTATTTCTGGAGGCTATCGGCGTACAGCGTTACGAGGTTCATAACAAAGCAACCGCAGCCGCCTGACCAGCGGCTTTGAGCGAAGAACGGACATCCGCATTTGTCATTACCGCCAGGATGCAAGGCTAACATAACATGTGATAATCGTCGGGGAGCAGATCACAACTCATTGCCAAGTAGGTAAAATTTCTTCCCAAAAGATAATTTTAATGATTATGATTATGATTATGTAGTGAGAACTAACACCTCTGAAATCTAAGTCTTACAAGATGAAAATGTGGAATGGTAGGCGGAAAAAAAAGCAGTGGTAGAATGTGGCCTAATGGAAGGCAAAGTGGTTTAAGCTGGTAATTAGTCGGAGAACCTTTTTAGGAAAGGTTTTATTAATAGGTTTGAGAATGGTGGGGTATGGAATTTTTATACAGAAATGATATTGATAATTACGAAATACAGCAGTGCCCTCCTTTGAATGCACAGCCTGTATCTATCCTCGCATGGAGATGGACTTTCGAACCTTATACAGCCAACTGTTTTTCGCCACTAGGCAAAGTGAATCCCAAAAGGATACTCAGCCCTACTATTACTGACAAATGTTCATGCTGGGGCTTATCTATGTATTCTACTCAAGATAAAGCGGAAAGTGTATTCTCTGAGATAGAGAAGAATTTCAAAAAAGCAAGGAAAACCATAGGTACCCACGTCTCTAAAGGGAACTTAGAACCTACAGATGGTGTAATAACTGAAATTGAAGATAACGGTCACTTTGACTTTCATCCATATACTGGAGTTGATATCAAATTTAAGTTTGAAGTCGTAAGGTGCATTCCATGATTAAGCTAAAAGGCAAGCCAATTAGTACAGGGGATATGCCTAAGTTCAACTGGTATGCAGACCTGATCGACTTTGACGGCCCGTTACTGAGTCTGTTTAAGGGAGAAAGGAACACTGATGCTTTATATATGTGGGTAGATAATGACACGCGTAGAAACAGATGGTGTATTATCCCTGTAGATAGAGTTAATTTAAATAATTACCTTCAGAAAAAAACCTCACTAAAAGAAGTTGTGCTTTCAGCCAAAAAAGTGATTTTTTTTAATATGTTTGAAGGGGTTAATGGATTAACAAAAAGATCTTGTATTGAAGTAGCTAGGGATGACTTCCCGGCTGATTATTTTCCCGATGAAGACGCTTACCTTAGCGACATGATTGCAACGCCGGAGGCCGTCAGATTAAGAAATGAAATAACTGAAAATTATATGCTTGGAATTGACAATGAACTTTATACAGACGATTTGTCAACGATCCCTTATATTTTTCAGCAACTATATTCCTTCCACTACGCGCTTGAACACTTAGCAGTAGAATCTGTAAAGAATAGAGTCGTTTCCTTACTTTCCTCTTGGACTGGAGGAGCATCAGCAGTAAATATTTTCACTGGATTAAGAAACCTTATTCCAACAATTCACCGGCCACAGGTAAATGCGATCAAGTACAATTCACCTGGGTATATAGAACTAAATCTTCTACCTAAGATAGCAAAAAGTGTTGAGTTTTCTATGGATCGCTCCCTTGCTAATTTCAGATTTTACAGGATGGAGAGCTTCTATAATGGAACATATAAATATCTGAAAGAAAATGATATTTCTGGATTTGATTATGATGGCGTGGACTTGAAAACCATCATAAATGACGATACCGAAAAACATTTGGCTAGACGCGTTTCTATATTTATGAAATTGCTTGGGTGGTCGCAATACCAAAGCACTTTTGACCAGTTAGGAGCGCATCCTCTCCAACAACTCAGAACCATTTTGGCGTACTACCGACGCTTCAAAAAGTTAAGATACTATGTAGAGCATGATAATCTGTCGATCGGAACATCAAAAATAAAAGACTGACGCTGAAAACAAAGCCTATGTCAGAGAACAGTCCTCTAGTTAATAAGGGCTGTTTTTTATACTGGCATAGCGCTTGTGAACTGCTCTCCATGAGCCAATACAAACTGATCTTAGCAGGGTCCGCTTTTGGCACACAACAGTCATTTAGGTCGACACTGCTTCGTATCATTGCGTGGCATAAAATGAAGAAGTGCCGACATTTAACTTTTTACTCTCAACAAATTACCCGCCTGACTTCGGTTAACAATAACGATCGAATTTTACTCAAATGTAGCGAAAAAGATTATTCAAATCAGCTGGATAAATAGCCTTGCATAGATACATGGTTTTTGTGCATACTTGGCAAAAGCAAATAACACTGTGGTTATATACAGTTATTGTCTATGTTTTCAGCAGTTTTGAACATTGGGTTCTGGGCCACAATTAGTTCATAAGGGGTATTGAGTGAAAGTGAATGAAGAATTACCTGCTACGGGTTACGCGGTTATTCGTTGTCAGGATTGTGCTGTAGTGGCGAGATTTGATTGCTTCCCAGACAAGGGGCGCATCCTGATGTACCGCAACATGGACGTGTACTCATTCATGCCACTGAGCGACAAGCAAATCATCATCTCGCCGGAATCACATAAAGAACTTATCAGTGCATAGCGGCTTAAAGTAACTTAAAATAGCAGCTGGGCTGAACACCCTGAATTCTGTTGCGCCATTGGAGACATGATGGCGCACCCACTCAAATTTGTACCCCGCATTACACTGACGAATCTACTCGCCAGCAATTCTCTGCATTCATTATTTACCGCTGGTGGTGAGCAATGAAGAAGGCAGAACGCGAGCACCTATCCCGAGTTGCATCCCTTGGCTGTGTCGTATGCCGCAATCTGGATCTTGGCGAAACGCCGGCTGAAATCCATCACTGCAGTTCCGGTACCGGTCTTTCTGTCCGGGCAGACAATTATCATGTCATTCCTCTTTGTCATATCCATCATCGCACTGGCAGCAATGGTCTTGCCATTCATGCAGGGCGGCAGACATGGGAACAGAACTTCGGTACCGAACTGGATTTACTGAACCAAGTTAATACTGAATTGGGGGTGAGAGCATGATTTACGACATCATCCCAATCGGTAAGCCACGTATGACCCGCGCCGATAAGTGGAAGCAACGCCCGGCAGTGATGCGCTATCGCGCATTCTGCGATGAAGCCCACTTACGCAAAGTTCATCTTCCGGAATCTGGCGCGCACGTAACCTTTGTAATGCCAATGCCGCCGAGCTGGAGCAAGAAGAAGCAGGAACAGATGAATGGCAAGCCGCATCAGTCAAAACCCGATTGCGACAACATGCTCAAGGCATTGATGGACGCCCTCTTTGATGACGATTCGAGTATCTGGGATTGCCGCATAACCAAGGTATGGGGTGAGAAAGGGCAAATCATCATCAGGGAGTCCGTATGAACCAGCAATATCTGCAATACGTCCGCGAAGAACTCATGGTGGCCACTGCCGATTTAAGCGGGGCAACGAAAGGGCAGCTGGTAGCGTTCGCCGAGAATGCGCAGTTCGATACCGGCCGATATAAGCGCAAGCGTCGGCGCATACTCGACGAGGCAACGGGCAAAATGATTACACTTCCAGGCGACCCGGTACCGGGCCAACAATCGAGAGCGAAAGGCTCATCCATAGCACTCGTTCAGCCTGTTGAGTTTCGCACCGCATCATGGCGCCGTGCGCTGGCTACTCTCGATAAACACGAACACTCCTGGCTGTCATGGTGCTATGCCGGGGATTTGTCTTTTGCTCATCAGGTGGCGATAACTGAATGGGCATGGGATGAATTTAAAGCGACGCTGGGAAGCAAGAAGATAGCGGGCAAAACGGTGAAGCGATTGCAGGCGTTAGTCTGGCTGGCAGCGCAGGATGTCAGGAGTGAATTGAAAGGTGGGGAAGGCTATCAGCATGCTGACCTCGCAGCGTTAGTTCAAATAAGTAAATCCACCTGGTCAGAAACCTTCGCAGACCACTGGCGGGCAATGAAAGCCTTGTATGGTCGACTGGATAGCGACGCTCTTTGTGCAACGGCGAGAACACGATCACAACAAAAGTCGACAAATTTATGTGTAAGTCTTGCAAAACCGAACTAAATGGGCGATATTTAAGCCTAATTTGATATTGTGCCATCAGTGCATTTGGTGGCAGTAAGCAAATTACCTATGAAACCCGCCGAGTGCGGGTTTTTGCTTTTCAAGCAAGATGCCATATAGTTTGCTATCACTCGATTAAGTGCTGGTGAAATATGGAAAACCAATTGTGGGAAAAGTACGTAAAGTTAGAAGAAGAGAATCCTGAGCTGTTTAATCTCGAAGAAATCACCATCAACCTTAACGCGTTGAAGGAAGTACTTTCTAATGGCAATGGTCCAGCTTACGAATTGTTCGATAGCATGAATGCGATTAGAGAAGATGAGTCTGAGCAGATGATGGGATTCAGAGGGGTTCCTCGAGTGTTTCTCACGCAGCTAATCCTGCTAAGTAACGAGTATCGAATAAAGTAGTTTAATTCCTTTATAGCCCTGGCATTCGCCAGGGTTTTTTCTATCCAAATTGGCTACCCATAGATGTATATGTAGCATATGCACCATACCCAAATAAACCTAACGAAGTTGCTCCAGCGATGACGGCAATTACATTGAAACAGACTGCTGAATAGAACCATCCCTTTTTGCTATTCAGTCCGGAACTTGCAGTGCTAAATTGAGCCAAGTAAGTGAAACCGGAACAAACACCTGAAGCAAGAACCCCTAGACAAAAAATGAGCAATGAGCATGCAATTGCTGACGTTGCTTCCGGCGTGGAGCTTTTATTCCAGATATTACCCAAGAAAGCCAAAAGAGCAATTGCGGCGCCACCATTGATGACCATAAATGCTCTGGACGCATTAGCGCCTACGGTAATTACTGAGCGAAATGCTTCAAGTTCGGCAGCATGATTCAACTTCATTATTTCGATTGAAGCCTGGTTGTTTGTTTTCAGTAATTCCATTTGTACATCGTGTTTGTATATTTGGCTTTCCCTCATCCCCTCAAGGTACTTGAGTAAATTATCCGCATTAATTGCTTCGGTACCGCTTGTGCGCGCAGCTGTAACATCGTCGATTATTTGCTGAATTATGTCTCTGTTATCCAAATTGGAACCCTCTTTTTACGTTTGGTTAATCATACTTCAAATTCTGAGAAAAATAATATGTCTGAACCACTTACCGTTGCTGCGGGTGTGGCTGCTGGAACAACGGGGGTGACATTTGCCGCTGTGTTCCCTGAAGCTACGCCTGCAGTGATGCTCTGCGCCTTAGCTGGTGCGGCAATGTACATCCTCACAGCAGAAGAGCATAAGACCTGGAAGCAAATCATCTTCGCGCTCATCTCGTTTATCGGCGGCGTGTTTTTTGCTGGGACGGCTTCCGAAATTATCGCTGGCTTACTGAATGCAGCACTTGGCGCTCTGTCGCCTCCGGTGCATGTCAAAGTGTCGCCAGCTATCGGTGCGCTGGTGGCATCAACCATTTCAGTAGTTGTTCTTCTGCGCATTCTCTCAAAATCAAAGACCGCCAGCCCCAAGCTGGAGGGAGGTGGTGAATGACGTGGGAATCGCTCCTGCTTAATGCCAATGCTGCCGTCTGCATTTTGATTGCAATCCGGCTTATGTTCTTTCAGCGCAATGGGCGACGACACCGACGCTTAATGGCATTGCTCGCTTACATCATCATTCTGGCAGCTGGCTATATCTCTTTCCGCATCTGGTTCGGGCAATACATTCATGTTGACCCGGCAGAGCTGCTGCTTAACTTCACCATCTGTGTCGCTGTATGGCGAGCGGGCGGCAATATCGGACAGATAGCACTCAGGAGTTAGCTATGGAAGAACCTCGCTGGTTAATTGAAGGCCGGAAGTATATCGGCCAGTTGGAAATCAAAGGCCCACGTCATAACCCTTTCATCCTCCAGTTCTGGAAAGACATCAAGCGCGGCGGTATCAAAGATGACGAAACGCCATGGTGTGCAGCCTACGTCGGCTCAATGCTCGAACGTGTCGGAATCAAATCAACCCGCTTTGAGTCTGCGAAGTCCTACCTCAACTGGGGCGCCGAGTTACGCGAACCAGCCTTCGGTTGTGTTGTTGTATTCAGTCGCGACGGCGGCGGCCATGTTGGATTTGTCGTTGGGCAGCGTGAAAACGGTGACCTGATGGTGCTGGGCGGTAATCAGTCCGATGCGATTAATATCCGCGCCTTCCAACGTTCACGTGTATCTGGTTATCGCTGGCCGGTGAATGAGGCGAAAGATACGCGCCCACTGCCAACAATGAACGGGAGCCGTTCGGAGAGCGAGGCATGATTACTTACTTCCTGCTTTCACTGAAAACGCACTGGCGCTGGTGGCTATCCATTGCCGCGATGGTGGTGATTGGGTGGCTCTGGCATGAAAACACCCGCGTTAATTCGAGTTTGGCGACAATGCGGGATGAAGCAACCAGCGCCAGGACCATCACCTCTAACGTTCTGCGCGTCGTCGCAATCACAAACATGGTCATGGAGACAAACCAGCATGCTAAACAGCAAATCGCACTGGAGTCACAGAGAGCCGCGAACGACATCAAAGCTGCTGTTGCGAATGATGATTGTGCTGCTCGGCCTGTTCCTGCTGTTGCAGCTAACCGGCTGCGCCAATACGCGGACAGTTTACGTTCCGGTGCCACAGCAGCAAACTCCAGCCAGCCTGACCGCTGAAACACCACAGCCGTTTATTCCTGATCCGCTTACTTATGGGGCCAGTCTGGATTTAAACGTCAGTTTGTTGTCTGCGCTGGGGCAGTGCAATCGAGATAAGGCTGATATCAGGGCTATAGACGCTGAGGTGAAATGAGGTGTGGCGTACTGGTTGGCATCTTAACTGGGAGCGATTTCGTTACTGGCGAGCCCAGATAGGTTTCCAAAGGGCTTTTTATAAGCTGAAGGGAGAAGCGCATCGTGGGGACCTTGGGCGCTTTCGCAAATAGCCATTACAAAGCTCATCTGCGGGTGGGCTTGATAATGGAATGTGCATATGCCCTTTGCTGAAGTAAGTTAATGACTTTAGCAAAGTAGATAAAAATGAATGAACAAAGGGCATTTCCATGCTGTGATTGTGGTGAAGAATTCTATCTTGTTTCTCTGAGCGAGGCAGATGCTGAGAGCTATGACGAAGAAGTATCTATGGACCAATATGATGACCATCTTGAATGTATGGTACCTAAAGTTAGCTCATTCGAATCGTGGCTGGGAGAGCATGAGGAATATGATGGCAATTATCATGCTTGTCCAGAATGCGGTTCAGATAGTTAAAATCTAACTTTGGACATCAAGCCGCCTACGGGAGGTTTTTTTTGTGGCACTACAGCAGGCATTCACTGAGTGCCTGAGATAATGCTGTGATACCCTCAACTTGATGGTTATCTTGAGAAATCATAAAACTGGGGCGTCTTAATGGATTTAGTTACGGTCACAACAAAAAAACAGTTGAAGAAAGCAAAGGAAGATAAAGTAGATATCATCATTGTAGAAGGAGTGCTTGCTGCAAACTTGAAGCGAAGCAAGAAGGTAGCTTTGGCATCAGCAGGAGTGAGTGGTGTCGCCCTGGCGGGTTTAATTGCAGCAATTGCTACTGCACCTGCCACAGGAGGAGCTTCATTTGCGGTATACGCTGTTAGTGCCGGGGCGTCTGCTGCAACATTTACTGGAATTGAAGTTGCCTCAATCATCCTTGCGGGCTCAATCGGCATAACGCTTTTAATTGGAATTTTTAAGGAATACGAAGAAATTGAAGCATCAACATCTGGCGGGATAAAATTAAAACGCAAACAAACATAGTAACTCGCCAGTACATATTTGCTGCAAGAATGTATCAACAAGCCACTGGCATCCGCCGGTGGCTTTTTTATTGGAGTTTCTATGCCGCCACGGACACCTAATGCTTGTCGCTCTCGCGGCTGCCGTAACACAACAACAGATTCTGATGGCTATTGTACTGAGCATAAAGGTGCAAGCTGGAAATCACACAAGCCAGGGCAAACACGGCAGCAGCGTGGATATGGTCGCCAGTGGGATGTCATAAGGCCGCGCATTCTGAAGAGAGATAAGGGATTGTGTCAGAACCACCTCAGGCAGGGCGTGGTCAAGCAGGCGTCATGTGTGGACCACATCATTGCCAAGGCTCATGGCGGCACCGATGATGATGCCAACCTTGAAAGCCTGTGCTGGTCATGCCATGCCGCGAAGACCGCGCGGGAACGCCTCAAATGAGAGCGGTTATCATCATGGTGCGATGTAGTAACGGTGTGAAATCATTATCATTACCGAAGGGGAGGGGGAGGTGAAATCTCTGCGCACGACCGCCTTCCGGACTGCCCGCCTCGTCGTATTTTTACACCCGCGAAAAATGAAATTAAAACTGGAGCGATGTTATGCCCGGAGTATCTGGTCGTTCCGGGCGTCGACCAAAGCCAACGGAACTGAAAAAGCTTGGTGGGAATGCCGGGAAGCGCGCCCTGAATAAAAACGAGCCTGCATTTACGCCTATCACGGGAGTTGATCCACCTGAGTGGCTGGATGAGATAGCCAGCACGATGTGGCAGATGGCTGCGAAAGAGTTGTGTGCTCAAAAAGTTCTGTGTGCAACAGACCTTCATAACCTCGAACTTTTCTGTATTGCTTATTCCAACTTTCGGGCCGCGCAGGAAGTGGTGGCAGACAAAGGAATTGTGGTTACTGGGGCAACCGGCGGCCCAATAAAGAACCCTGCACTTACCGTTGTTAGCGAGGCGGGCCGACAGATGGCAACCTTCGGCGGCATGCTGGGACTTGATCCCGGAAGTCGTCAGCGCCTGACCGGGCCGCAAAAGAAAAACTCTGACAATCCGTTCAAAAACCTATGACCCGTAAATCCTATCCGAATGTTAATGCGGCAAATCAGTATGCCCGGGATGTTGTGCGCGGGAAGATTGTCGCCTGTCGGTATGTTATCGACGCCTGTCAGCGCCATATTGATGATCTGGCACAGGAGAAATCAAAGAAATTCCGGTACCGCTTTGATAAAGATATGGCTGAGAAGGCGGCAAAATTCATTCAGTTGCTCCCTCACACAAAAGGGGAGTGGGCCTATAAGCGAATGCCTATCACGCTGGAGCCCTGGCAATTATTCATCATCTGCTGTGCCTTTGGTTGGGCGAAGAAAGGAACAAAGCTGCGGCGTTTCCGTGAGGTATATACGGAGATCCCCCGTAAAAATGGCAAGTCTGCGATTTCAGCTGGCGTGGCGCTTTATTGTTTCGCTTGTGACGATGAGTTCGGTCCTGAGGTTTATTCCGGTGCGACGACTGAAAAGCAGGCCTGGGAGGTTTTCCGTCCTGCACGCCTGATGTGCAAACGCACTCCGGCGCTCGTAGAAGCATTTGGCATTGAAGTTAACGCCTCGAACATGAACCGTCCGGAAGACGGCGCGCGGTTTGAACCGCTGATTGGTAATCCCGGTGATGGCTCATCCCCAAGCTGTGCCATTGTGGATGAATATCACGAGCATGATACAGACTCGCTCTACACCACGATGCTGACTGGTATGGGCGCGCGCAAGCAGCCGCTAATGTGGGCTATCACTACAGCTGGGTACAACATCGAAGGCCCTTGCTATGACAAGCGGCGCGAAGTTATCGAGATGCTGAATGGTACGGTGCCCAACGAAGAGCTGTTTGGCGTTATCTACACCGTTGATGAGGGTGACGACTGGACAGACCCAAAGGTACTGGCAAAAGCCAATCCGAATATGGGTATCTCGGTTTACAGCGACTTTCTTCTCAGTCAACAGCAGCGCGCCATCAACAACGCGCGCCAGGCGGGCGTGTTTAAAACCAAGCACCTCAATATCTGGGTATCGGCGAAAGCGGCTTACTTCAACATGGTCAGCTGGCGCAATTGTGAAAATCCTCTTCTGACCCTCGAGCAATTTGAGGGGCAGTCCTGCACGCTCGGATTTGACCTTGCACGCAAACTTGACCTTAACAGCCGGGTGAGACTGTTTACCCGGGAAATTGACGGGAAAAAGCACTACTACTGCATTGCACCGAAATTTTGGGTGCCATATGACACTGTTTATAGCGCTGATACCAATGACCAGCGCACCGCTGAGCGCTTTCAAAAGTGGGTAACAACAGGCCATCTGACCCCAACGGATGGTGCGGAAGTGGATTACCGCGAAATACTTGAAGATACCAAAACGCTTAACAAGTCGAATCCGGTAGATGAAAGTGCGATTGATCCGCACGGGGCCACCGGTTTGTCGCATGAACTGGCAGATGAAGGGTTAAACCCGATAACCATCGTCCAGAACTACACCCACATGAGTGACCCCATGAAGGAACTGGAGGCGGCAATAGAATCAGGCCGCTTTCATCATGATGGTAATCCGATCATGACCTGGTGTATTGGCAACGTGATCGGCAAAACCCTGCCGGGTAACGACGATGTTGTCAGGCCGATTAAAGAAACCGCTGATGCAAAGATTGACGGCGCTGTTGCGCTGATTATGGCTATCGGGCGAGCAATGCTAAACGAACCCGGTGACTTCCTATCATCTCTGGATCCTGACGAAGACCTCTTACTTTTATGAAATCACTGCTGACTGATGCCACTGGGCTCGCCGGATTCGGCCTGCTCACGGCAGGGTGTTACCTGCAATTTGGTCTGGCGCCAGCGCTGATGTTTTCCGGCAGCCTGTTGCTGGTGGGCGCGCTGACTGCTGCCAGGAGGGGGAAACGTGTTACTTGAAACCCTGTTCCGTAATGAACCACTGGAAAATCCGGCTACACCGTTGAGCGGTGAAACAGCAGATATGGACAGAATTTTCGGTAGCGATATTTACGTCACACCGGAAACGTCCATGAAGCTGGCTGCGGTCTACGCCTGTATTTATGTGCTTTCCTCCAACCTGGCGCAGATGCCGCTGCATGTCATGCGCAAGACAAATAATCTCGTCGAACCGGCACGGGATCACCCGTTGTTTTACCTGATCCATGATGAGCCGAATATCTGGCAGACCAGTTATAAATGGCGCGAGCTGAAACAGCGTCACATTCTCGGCTGGGGTAATGGTTATTCCTGGATAAAGCGGGATCGCCGCGGGCAAGTATCCAGTATTGACAGCTGTATGCCATGGGAAACCACGCTACTAAAAACAGGCGGGCGTTATACCTACGGTGTTTATAACGAAGAAGGGGCGTTTGCAGTCAGCCCGGATGACATGATCCATATCCGTGCACTGGGGAATAACCAGAAAATGGGACTCAGCCCGATTCTTCAGCATGCAGAAACGATTGGTATGGGGATGAGTGGCCAGAAATACACTGAGAGCTTTTTCGGAGGTAATGCCCGGCCAGCCGGCATTGTTTCAGTAAAAGGTGAGCTTAATAAAGATAGCTGGGCTCGCCTGAAGGAAATGTGGCAGAAAGCATCCCTGGCATTACGCAGTCAGGAAAACAAAACCATGCTTCTGCCTGCTGACCTCGATTACAAGGCGCTCACTGTTTCCCCTGTTGATGCCCAGCTTATCGATATGCTGAAAATCAACCGCTCGATGATTGCAGGGATTTTTAACGTTCCTGCACACATGATTAACGACCTGGAAAAAGCCACCTTCAGCAACATTACCCAACAGGCCATTCAGTTTGTGCGCTACAGCATGATGCCCTGGGTGGCAAACTGGGAGCAGGAACTTAATCGTCGGCTGTTTACGCGGGCCGAACGCGCTGCCGGGTATTACATCCGCTTTAATCTCGCCGGGTTGTTGCGAGGCACACCTCAGGAACGCGCCCAGTTCTATCACTTCGCCATCACTGATGGCTGGATGAGCCGCAACGAAGCGCGTGCTTTCGAAGATATGAACCCTGTTGATGGGCTCGACGAAATGCTGGTGAGCGTCAATGCCGCCAATCCTGAGAACAGTTTTAAAACCGATAAAACCAATGAGGAGAAAACCGATGAGTGACCGCGAGACTCGCTGTTACAGCGGTGAAGTCCGTGCCGAGCAGCAGGGCGAACAGCCGACGCGCATTATCGGTTACGGCTCTGTTTTTAACAGCCGCTCAGAACCTCTCTGGGGATTCCGCGAAATCATTAAGCCGGGCGCATTTGATGACGTACTGGGTGATGACGTTCGCGGCCTGTTTAACCATGACCCGAACTTTATTCTGGGGCGTAGTTCCTCTGGCACGCTGACAGTTGGCGTGGATGACAAAGGCCTGCGCTACGACATCAACGCACCAGATACACAGACTATCCGTGACTTAGTGCTGGCACCCATGCTGCGGGGCGACATCAATCAGTCGTCTTTCGCCTTTCGTGTCGCTCGTGATGGTGAGCACTGGTTTGAAGACGAAGAGGGGATCGTGATCCGCGAAATCTCTCGCTTCTCTCGTCTGTTTGATGTCAGCCCGGTTACGTACCCCGCGTATCAGGAGGCCGATTCCGGTGTCCGTTCAATGAAAGCCTGGCAGGAGGCGCGCGACAGCGGTGCGCTGCAAAACGCCATTAACCAACGAATGGCGCGAGAGCGCCTGCTGACCCTTCTTAATGTGTAAGGAAAATCAATGAAACTGCACGAACTGAAGCAAAAACGAAATACTATCGCCACTGATATGCGTGCCCTGCATGACAAAATCGGTGATGTCGCCTGGTCTGATGAGCAGCGCACTGACTGGAATAAAGCCAAAACCGAACTGGATGCGCTCGATGAGCGTATCGGTCGCGAAGAAGAATTGCGCCGCCAGGATCAGAACTATATTGACGAAAATGAGAAGGAAAATCGTCATCAGCAAATCAAAGATCCAGCCAATCCGAACGCAAAAACTGACGAACGGCGCGCAGCTGCGTTTGACCGCCTTCTGCGCCACGGCTTTTCCGAACTGACATCTGAAGAGCGTCAGGCCGTCAAAGAGCTGCGAGCTCAGGGCACGACACCTGACGATAAAGGTGGTTATACAGTACCGACCCAGATGCGTAATACCATCATCGACTCAATGAAAGTCTATGGCGGTATCGCAAGCGTTGCTCAGATTCTGAATACTTCTAACGGTCAGGATATCTCCTGGTCAACTTCAGACGGTACCGCTGAAGAAGGTGAGCTGCTCGCAGAAAATGCGGCAGCTTCTGAGGGGGATGTCACGTTCGGTACTGCTATCCTGGGTGCCAAAAAACTGTCATCTAAAATCATTCGAGTGTCCAACGAACTGCTGCAGGACAGCGGTGTTGATATTGAGGCATACCTTGCAGGTCGTATCGCGCAGCGAATCGGGCGTGGTGAAGCTAAATATCTTGTGCAGGGTTCTGGATCCGGGACGCCTCAGCAGCCTAAGGGGCTCGCAGCATCTGTAACGGGTACAACTTCCAGTTCAGCCGTGGCAGCCTTTAACTGGAAGGATATGAACGCCCTGATTCACTCAATTGATCCGGCATACCGTGGCGGACCATCGTTCCGTTGGGCGTTCAATGACGCAACGCTGGCGAACATTGAGCAAATGGAAGATACACAGGGCCGCCCACTTTGGTTGCCTGATATTACCGGGGGCACGCCAGCGACAGTGCTGGGGATCCCGTATGTTATCGACCAGGCCATCGAGAGCGTAGCTGCCAGCAAGAAATTCATCTACCTGGGGGACTTTAATCGCTTCATCGTTCGCCGCGTGGCTTACATGACACTTAAACGCCTGGTAGAGCGTTATGCAGAATACGATCAGACCGCCTTCCTGGCATTCCACCGCTTTGACTGTGTTCTGGAAGATACCGCAGCCATAAAAGCGCTGGTGGGTAAAACCGCATAACTGTCACTGATTTGAACTCTGCCGCGAAAGCGGTTTTTTTATGCCCGTCATCTGGCGGGCATGGAGATATCCATGCTTGTGACGCTTCAGGAATTAAAAAGACAGCTTAAGCTGGAGGACGATTTTACCGAAGAGGATGAGCTACTGAATCTGCTGGGTGGCGTCGTTCAGACCAGGACAGAAACCTTTCTGAATCGCAAGCTTTATGCAGCTACCGAAGCGGTGCCTGAGGCTGATCCTGACGGTCTTAAGTTACCGGATGACGTGAAGCTGGGCATGCTGATGTTAGCGACCCACTTTTACGAAAACCGCTCTTCAGTATCAGAGGTCGATCAGCTTGAAATGCCGCTGTCATATAAGTGGTTGGTGGGACCCTACAGGTTTATTCCGCTATGAAACTTCGCCAGGCGCAAACCAGCGCGACCTACATTTTACCCGATCCCGGAGAGCTGGACACGCGGGTAACCATTCGCATGCGGGTAGATCAGCCAGCGGCAGATTTTGGTACCACCCCTGAGTATCCGGTGAAATACCCAGTCTGGGCGAAGGTGAGGCAAACGAGCGCCACAACCCTGCAGGAAACCGCGCAGACAGATAACGCCATTACGCATTACATCACTGTTCGCTGGCGTAGGGGTATTACAGCTGATTACGAAGTAGTGATGGGGGCGACGGTGTTGCGCGTCAGGCGCTCAAGAGACCTGAATAATAAGCGGCGTTTCTTGTTACTTGAATGTACCGAGCTGGGTGAATTTACGCAAAGCGCAGGAGGTGGCAGTAATGGCGACACCCTTTTTTCACGTTGATTTTCAGCAACCCAATGAAATGCGATTCAACCGCGCGCGTGTTCGTCGGGCTTTTATCCGCATCGGACAGGTGCACATGCGTGATGCACGCCGCCTGGTGATGCGGCGTGGCCGTTCAGAACCCGGTGACAATCCGGGGTTTCAGACTGGTCGACTGGCTCGTTCAATTGGTTTCATGGTGCCGAAGGCCAGTAAGCGCCGCCCTGGTTTTATGACACGTATTGCACCCAACCAGCGTAACGGTCAGGGAAACCGGATGATCAACGGCGACTTTTATCCGGCATTTCTGTTCTACGGCGTGCGCGGCGGGGCGAAACGTAAGCGTGGCCACCATCGTGGTGCCTCCGGTGGTAGCGGCTGGCGGCTGGCTCCGCGTAATAACTTCATGGTTGAAACGCTGAATAAAAACAGCTCCTGGACACGCTATTTCCTTGCCCGTGAATTGCGGCAATCACTAAAACCGGAGAAGCGGCGTTAATGAAACTCACCCCCATAATTGCCACGCTCCGTACGCGTTGCCCGTATTTTCAGAATCGGGTGGCGGGTGCTGCGCAATTCAAAAACCTCCCTGATGCAGGGAAGCTACTTTTACCTGCTGCGTATGTCGTTCCCGGGGATGATGTGCCGGGCGAACAGAAGAGCCAGACCGACTACTGGCAGGATCTGAAAGAAGGTTTTTCAGTCATTGTGATGGTCAGTAATGGGCGTGACGAGCTGGGCCAGTTTGCGGCCTACGATGTTGTTCATGGAGTCAGGCAGATGTTATTTAAAGCGCTGCTGGGCTGGAATCCTGAGCCACGTGGAGAGCCCATTTGCTATGACGGCGGCACCCTGCTGGATTTAAACCGACATGAACTTATCTACCAGTTCGATTTTGTGGTCGATAACGAACTGAGTGAAGACGATACCCGTCAGCAGGATGATTTGGCCGAACTGGACGAGTTCAAGTCGTTGTCGATAGATGTTGATTTTATTGACCCTGGTCACGGCCCGGATGGCGTCATTGAGCACCACACAGAGATAAAACTCCCCACCTGAGAGGCAACATGCTTGTAAAACCTAAAGACGGGCGGTCAGTTCCTGACCCTGCCCGCGGTGACCTTTTGCCTGACGCCGGGCGAAACGTTGAAGAAAGTCAGTACTGGTACCGTCGCGTACAGGACGGAGATATTGAAATCGTTCAGCAGGAAATGAAGGCTGAATCCCCTAAGAAGGCAAATGATAAATGACCGTTTCATTTAACAGTATCCCTGCCGATCTGCGCGTGCCGTTGTTTTATGCCGAAATGGACAACAGTGCCGCAAATACTGCCCAGACCAGCGCACCGTCATTACTGATTGGCCATGCCAATACCGGCGCACTTGTTGCAACAAACCAACTTATCCTGATGCCGGGTAAAGATTACGCGATTCAGCAATGTGGGGCCGGAAGCCAACTGGCGCGCATGGTCGAAGCGTATCGAATGAGCGACCCGTTCGGTGAGTTGTGGATTATCGCTGTTCCCGAAGCCACTGGCTCTGCCGCTACACTCACTCTGACGGTAACCGGCGCGGCCACAGCGCCTGGCGTAGTCAGCCTGTATATCGGTCGTCGTCGAATTCAGGCGGCGGTTACACCCGGTGATGATGTCTCTGCCGTCGCGGCATCTATCGCTGCGGCGATTACTGCTGATGGGATGACGCCGTTCACTGCGGCTGCTGCCCTGGGAGTTGTGATGCTAACTGCTCGTCACAAAGGCACCTGGGCAAATGATATTCCCGTCACACTGAACTATTACGGCTATAGCGGCGGCGAGGTACTGCCAGCGGGTGTGAATATTGCCATTGCAACAGGAGTGGCGGGGACTGGTGCGCCGACACTCACAGGGACTATCGCAGCAATGGGTGATGAGTCATTTGACTATATCGGGCATCCGTTCAACGACACGGCCTCAATGAATACCATTTCTCTGGAAATGAATGATTCAAGTGGTCGCTGGAGCTGGTTGCGTCAGATTTACGGTCATGTTTATACAGCAAAAGTTGCAGCTGTCAGCGACCTGGTTACCGTCGGGGATATGTTTAACGATCCGCACTGCACACTCGCGGGTTATGAGAAAACGATTCAGGCCTCTCCGGACGAGCTGGCGGCCAGCCGTACTGCCCGCGCAGCTGTTTTCCTGCGTATTGACCCGGCAAGACCAACCCAAACGGGTGAGCTCGTTGGTATGTTGCCGCCTCCGGTCGGGAAGCGCTTCATCAAAACAGAGCAACAATCCCTGCTCACCCACGGTATTGCGACGGCCTACACCGAAGGCGGTGTGCTGCGCATTCAGCGTGATATCACCACCTATAAAAAGAATGCCTTTGGCGTTGCAGATAACAGTTATCTCGACAGTGAAACGCTTCATACCAGTGCTTATGTGCTGCGCCGTCTGCGTACGGTTATCACCAGCAAATACGGGCGCCATAAACTGGCAAGTGACGGTACCCGCTTTGGTCCCGGCCAGGCGATTGTTACGCCAGCAGTGATTAAAGGCGAGTTGCTGGCGACTTATCGCCAGATGGAGCGAGAAGGGATTGTCGAAAACTACGATCTGTTCAAGCAGCATCTTATTGTCGAACGTGATGCGAATAACCCGAGCCGCATCAACGTGCTTTACCCACCGGATTACGTCAACCAGTTGCGTGTGTTCGCGCTGCTTAATCAGTTCCGTCTTCAGTACCAGGAGGAGACAGCATAATGGCCAAGATTGCCGGCACCTGTTATTTCAAAATTGATGGTCTGCAGTTGTCGCTGACCGGCGGGATTGAAGTGCCAATGAACACGAAGATCAACGACGATGTTCTTGGTCTGGATGGCTCAGTGGATCGTAAAGAAACTCATCGCGCGCCCTACACCAAAGGCACCTTCAAGGTGCCCAAAGGTTTCCCTGTCAGCAAAATCATTGATTCAGACCAGATGACGATCACCTCAGAACTGGCAAACGGCATGACTTATGTTCTGTCGCAAGCGTGGTTACACGGCGAAGCCAACCATAACGGTGAAGAAGGTACCGTTGATCTGGAATTCCACGGCGAAGAAGGAGATTACCAGTAATGCCAGAACTCGAACTGAAAAAGCCCATCATTGCACATGGTGAAACGCTGTCTGTACTGGAGTTTGATGAGCCAACCGGGAAGGATGTGCGCGAACTCGGTTATCCCTATCAAATGAACCAGGACGAATCAGTAAAACTGCTGGCGCATGTCATCTCAAAATATATCGTGCGCCTGGCAAAAATCCCACAAAGCTCGGTTGACCAGATGTCTCCTGGTGATCTCAACAGTGCTGCCTGGCTGGTGGCTGGTTTTTTCCTCCAGGCCTGACTGCGGACTATCTTACCGACCGCTTTTTCGATTGCGCCAGATACTGGCGCATCAACCCTTTTGAATTGTTGAACATGCCTGTCAGCGAGATACCTCTGCTGGTTAGTCAGGCAAACAGAATAGAGCAGGAGAAGCACGCCAATGGCTGAGTTCGAATTGAAAGCTCTCATAACTGGCGTCGATAAATTATCGCCAGCGCTTTCACGAATGCAGAAAAACATTCGTGGGTTTAAGAAGCAAACCGAAGAGGCGTCAAAAGGGGGGCTTGCATTAGCGGGAGGGCTTGCCGCTGGGCTCACTGTTTCCATGCGTGCGTATGCAGATCAGGAGAATGCGGCAGTTGGTCTTAAAGTCGCCATGATGCAAGCCAATGGCGAAGTGGGAAGTAGTTTTGAAAAGATCAACAAACTGGCTGTTGGACTCGGGAACCAGCTTCCGGGAACAACATCTGATTTCCAGAACATGATGCAAATGTTGGTTCGCCAGGGTATTCCAGCCGAGAGTATTTTGGGTGGTGTGGGCAAAGCAACGGCATATCTTGCCGTTCAGTTGAAGAAAACCCCGGAAGCCGCCGCAGAGTTTGCCGCGAAAATGCAGGATGCAACCGGTACGGCATCCGAAGATATGATGGGATTGTTCGATACAATCCAGAAGGCGTTCTATCTGGGGGTGGATGACTCGAACATGCTGTCCTTCTTCTCCAAGACCAGTTCAGTACTGAAGATGGTTAACGCCGATGGGCTTAAGGCAGCTCAGGGACTTGCTCCGATCGCAGTGATGATGGACCAGATGGGCATGGAGGGAGAGTCTGCAGGTAACGCTTTACGTAAAGTCATACAAAGTGGGCTCGACCTTAAGAAGGTCAATGGAGCCAATAAGGTTATGCAGGGTGCCGGTTTAAAAATCAAACTGGATTTCACCAATGGAAATGGTTCATTTGGCGGTCTGGATAAATTAATTGGTCAACTGACTAAGTTGCGGGGATTAAACGACGTTCGACGAACCCGTGTACTGAAAAGCATCTTTGGTGATGATGCAGAAACTCTACAGGTTGTTAATGCGCTGATTGATAAAGGCAAAGATGGCTATGATCAGATCCAGCAGAAAATGAACAAACAGGCCAGCCTGAATAAGCGAGTTGGGGCTCAACTCGGCACGTTGACCAATCTATGGGAAGCCATGATCGGAACCGCGACCAATGGCCTAGCGGCAATTGGTGGAGCATTCTCAGGTGATATAAAAGCGATTACCTCCTGGCTTGGGGATCTTGCTGAGAGATTTACTGATTTTGCGGAAAGTAATCCAGCAGTAGTGCGCAGTGCTTTTGGGTTAGCAGCAGGTCTGGCAGCGTTAAAACTTGGATTTATGGGCGTTAATTTAGCTCTTGGCCTGGTAAGCAGAACGATGGCTATGTCGCCCATTGGAATGATTGCCACTGCTATCGCTCTGGCCGCAGGGTTGATTATTTCAAACTGGGATACTATTGGTCCATATTTCAAACAACTCTGGGATACCATTGGTCCTTATTTTGAGATGGGGTGGGAGGTCATTAAACAAGCATTTGGCTGGTCTCCGCTGGGTCTGGTGATTAATAATTGGGGGCCGATAGTTCAGTGGTTCCAGGATATGTGGACAAAATTAAAGCCGATAATTGAATGGTTCACTGATGGTGCTAGCGACACTGTGAACTCTATGAATGCAACGCAATGGGGACCTGGTGGATATGGCGCCTACGGTACAGGTGTGCCAGGCGGGGGTTATAACCCATATCAGGTAAATCAGAATTCTTCTGCACAGCCTCAGACGCAAGTCGTTAGTGATGATAATCCTTACAGAATAAAGCAAATGACATCGAAACAACCTGAAGCGAAAGTTGTGGTGGAGCTAAACGGTGCGCCTGCAGGTTCTCGTGTAACTGAATCAAAATCCAGCGGTATCAATGTGACTACTGATGTTGGTTATACAAGAATTGGTAGGGTAGGCATGGGAGGATAGATAAGACAATTGTCATACATTTAACAATTCGTATAATGGAGATGAGAATTATTAAATCTAACACTCGGAAATATCATGAAAAAATTTTTAGTGGCAAGTATTGTTTTGGGCGCGTCAGCAATTGTTTCATCTTTGATTATTTCAAATAACATTTCTTTTAAAAATGAGCACGTCATTCCATTGTCAGGTGGAGCTATAAAATTAGGCGACATTTACAAAGAAAATAAATTAATCAGCGCAAAGCTGATTTTCAAAGATAGTGAGCAAGTGCTGGTAGTAGATGGGAATCCTGATGATTTTCCCGCAGAACTGTCAGAGAAAATCCAGGCGATTTTGAAAACAATTAATGCTACCAAGCGCGATGATGAAAAATTAACAGCTGAAAATCTTAGTGTTGTTGCTGACTCAACGCTAGAGGTGGTATCTGCTGTCCGATATACCAGTGAGTATCAGCCACTATTCACTCTTACTCTAGAGAAAAAAGTAATACCAATGGCAAAAGATACTGTAATTCAACCGTTTGTTAATACTCAGACAGCTGATTTTATTCGCAGTCAGCAGCAAGATTACGCAAAAGCACTTTATCTTTCTAAGTAAAATTTTTATGTAAAAAGCTCACCAGGGCAACTTGGTGAGCTTTTTTACGTCCGGAGAAAATATGGCTTCCTGGAAAGACCGTTTGCAGAATGCGTCGTTCCGCGGCGTACCATTTAAAGTAGAAGAAGAAAGTGCCGTTGTTGGCCGCCGAGTGGAAACCCACGAATTTCCCAATCGTGATAAGCCCTACAGCGAAGACCTCGGTAAAGTTACATTTCGTCCTACCATCACAGCGTATGTCATCGGTGATGACTGTTTCGACCAGCGCGACAAGCTGATTGAAGCACTGAATAAACCAGGTCCAGGAGCACTTGTTCACCCCACTTTTGGTGAATTGCAGGTGTGTGTTGATGGTGATATCCGAGTCAGCACGACAAACAACGAAGGCCGCATGGTTCGCTTTGACCTGCGGTTTGTCGAAGCAGGTGAGATTTCCTATCCGACAGCCGGTGCCGCTACCTCACAAAACCTCGGAGCGTCCTGTAGTGCACTTGATGGATGCATCAGTGACAACTTTGATGATTTCAGTATTGCCGGGGTGGCTGATTTTATTCAGAACGACGTGATGGGTAATGCAACGGATATGATGGGTTATGTATCTGACAGCATGAAGGTTGTTGATACCTACGTTTCTGATGCAGCCCGACTGATGCAGGGGGATATTTCTGTTCTTCTCCCACCGCCATCTTCGGGTAAAACCTTTGTTGACCAGCTGCAAAAAATGTGGTGAACCGGCAACCGTCTTTTTGGTAATGCCTCTGATTTAGGGAAAATGATTAAGTCCTTCTCCGGCATTAGCCTGGGGCATGATCTCGCACCTCGCGGGGTATGGAAAACGGATAGCGTCACGACGAAAACAACCAAGCAGCAAACGAACCTGGTAGCCAGCGCAATTCGTACGACTGCCATCAGTGAAGCGGCTAATGCGGTGACCCAGTTACCCACTCCGGTAAAAACAACCACTACTCTTCAGGAGCAGCAAAGCAGCTGGCCTGTTATTACCCATCCTGCACTGAACAATACTTCGGAGACGGTAACCACTGCTGTGGTGGACATCCCTACCTGGGATGACCTCGTTGATATTCGTGATACTTTGAATACCGCTATTGATAAAGAAATGGCACGGACAACAGATGATCGCCTTTTCCTGGCGCTTCGCCGGGTAAAAGCTGATGTGAATGCCGATATTCAAAACAGGCTTCTGCAAACGGAAAAAACCATCGTTCGCTCGCCAGCAGAGGTTGTGCCAGCGATAGTTCTGGCAGCCACCTGGTATGACAATGCTGCAAGGGAAACAGACATCACTCGTCGCAATACCGTCAGCCATCCCGGTTTTATTCCTGTCAGACCTCTGAGAGTGCCAACACGATGAATGACAATGTCACTTTGCGCGTCAATGGCCGCGAATGGAGCGGATGGACTTCTGTCCGGATCAGTGCCGGAATTGAGCGCCTGGCGAGAGACTTCACGGTTGAAATTACCCGTCAGTGGCCGGGAGAAAATACCGACCAGACAATGAAACCTAAAGTTAAAAACGGGGATCGTGTTGAGGTACTTCTCGGTGATGACCTGGTGATCACTGGCTGGGTTGAAGCAACACCTGTCCGTTACGATGCAACCTCCATCAGTACCGGGATTTCCGGGCGTAGCCTGACCGCCGATCTGATTGACTGCACCGCCGAGCCGACACAATTTAATGGACGTTCACTGGTACAGATAGCCAGTGACCTTGCGAAGCCGTTCGGCATTAGCGTAGTAGATGCAGGTGCGCCGACCGACACTATTCCGTCAGTACAACCCGACCATGGCGAAAGCGTGATTGATGTGCTGAACAAGATGCTGGGTAACCAGCAGGCGCTGGCCTATGACGATCCCCGCGGCAGGCTGGTTATCGGCAGGCCGGGAGCGACCCGTTGCCACACTGCACTGGTATGGGGGCAAAATGTCATCTCCTGTGATACGGAAAAAAGTATCCGGGACAGGTTTTCGACTTATCAGGTTTCCGGTCAGCGTGCCGGTAATGACAATGATTTTGGCGCGGCCACAACAACAGCGTTACGCGCCAGAACGGAAGACGCTGCTATCGGTCGCTATCGTCCGCTGTATGTCCAGCAAACCGGTCAGGCAACAGGGGCAAGTTGCATTGCACGTGCCGAGTTCGAGGCCCGACAGCGTGCAGCCCGTACAGATGAAACAACCTATGTGGTGTGGGGGTGGCGACAGGGCGACGGTTCGTTATGGCAACCCAACCAGCGTGTCATCGTCTGGGACCCAAACTGCGGGTTCGATAATGCCGAACTGCTTATTTCCGAGGTGACCTTAACCCGGGACCAGAGCGGCACCCTGGCTGAACTTCGTGTCGGCCCACCAGATGCTTATCTGCCTGAACCGGCAGATCCGAAAAAGCGGAAAAAGAAAAAGTCGAGTAGTGAGGTGCCATTCTGATGCGAGCACTCAATGTATTACAGCGCCAGATCCTCAGCCTGATTGGGCGAGCGGTTGTGAAAAGTGTGAATGCTGATGCGAAGTGCCAAACGGTGGATGTTGCTCTACTGGCAGATGAGGGCAAGCAGGGCGTTGAACATCTTGAACCTTATGGATTTACATCGCGGGCACATACCGGCTCAGAAGCTATAGTGCTGTTCCCTGATGGTGACAGGTCGCATGCCGTGACCGTTGTTGTCGCTGATCGTCGCTATCGGATCAAAGGTCTGAAAGATGGTGAAGCGGCGCTATATGACGATTTAGGTCAGTCAGTGCATCTGACTCGTGACGGGATAGTTGTCAATGGGGCCGGGAAACCGATCACCTTCACTAATGCCCCGAAAGCCCGTTTTGAAATGGACATCGAGGCCACCGGCCAGATTAAAGACCTGTGTGATTCAAATGGCCTGACGATGGCCGCAATGCGTGTTGCTTACAACGGGCATAAGCACCGTGAAAACGGCCAGGGCAATAACACTAATACAACGGATAAACCGATGGAGGCGTGATGGATCTCTGGCTGACGGTAAACGGTCGGCGTGTAAGTGCAAATGCGCCACTGGATACACTTACCCGCGCGGTCGTGATTTCTCTTTTCACCTGGCGGCGTGCGGTACCCGATGACAATGCTGATGTACCCATGGGCTGGTGGGGAGACACCTGGCCCGCCGTTCAGAATGATCGTTACGGTTCCCGCCTCTGGCTGCTCCAGCGCAGCAAGCTGACAAATCAGACTGTCAATATTGTCAGAAACTACATCAATGAAGCCCTGCAGTGGATGCTCGATGACGGCGTGGTGTCCCGCATTGATTTAACCATTCAGCGAACGGGTATCAATGAATTAGGCAACAGTCTGACATTGTGGCGCCGTGATGGGCCGGTGGCGATTTCATTTGATGACTTATGGAGTGTGATAGCAAATGGCGGACAGTGAATTCCAGCGGCCGACGCTGGCCGAAAATATCAGCATGCTCCGCACTGATTTGTTCGCAAGGCTTGATGTGAGCGACACACTTCGCCGCATGGACGAAGACGTGAGGGCGAAGGTTTACGCGGCAGCTCTACATACGGTTTACGGCTATATCGATTATCTGGCAGTGAATATGCTGCCGGATAAATGTGATGAAACCTGGCTTGCCCGACATGCGGCAATGAAACGTTGCCCAAGAAAAGACCCAACAGCAGCAGCAGGACATATCCGCTGGGACGGTGTGTCTAACGGCCTGGAAGTGACCACCGGAAGTATTATCCAGCGAGATGATCTGGTTCAGTATGTAGTGGACGCTGATGTGATAAGTGCCGGGGGAGTGTTGCGCGTTCCGGTCACCTGCAGTGTTGTAGGAGTGACGGGTGACGCTGATGACGGTTCCTCTCTGTATCTGGTGACCCCTGTTAATGGATTGCCTTCAGCAGGTCTGGCAGACGGCATAACCGGCGGGCTGGATACAGAAGATTTGGAAGTCTGGCGAGGGCGTGTTTTAGAGCGTTATTACTGGACACCAATGGGGGGCGCAGACGGTGATTATATAGTCTGGGCTAAAGAGGTTCCTGGCATTACACGCGCCTGGACTTATCGCCACTGGATGGGGGCGGGCTCTGTTGGCGTCATGGTTGCCAGCAGCGACCCGGTCAACCCGGTACCGGATGCGGATACAGTTCAGGCCGTAAAAGAACACATTGAACCTCTGGCACCTGTCGCGGGCTCTTCTCTTTACGTTTTCGCACCCGTTCCCAAGGTTGTAGATTTTCATATCAAACTGACGCCGGATACTGCCGCTGTTCGTGCGGCTGTTACCGCAGAACTGCGTTCATTCCTGTTACGGGACGGGTATCCCGAGGGAGAGCTAACGCTTTCACGTATCAACGAGGCGGTGTCTATTGCGACCGGTGAATACAGCCATCAGCTTATTGCGCCGGCAGCACCTGTAACAATCGCAAAAAATGAGCTGGCTGTACTGGGAGTATTGACGTGGACCTGACAGAAGATGATTACACCAACCTGCTGTCTGCGCTGCTTCCCCCTGGTCCTGCGTGGTCAGTAGATGATCCAGGGGTTGCGGGGGCCGCCCCGTCTCTGCTGAGAGTTCATCTGCGTGGTAATGATCTGATGCTGGAACTCGACCCACGCACGACGACAGAACTTATTGACCGCTGGGAATTGTGCTGTGGCTTGCCGGATGAATGTATTCCCAGCGGCACCCAGACTTTGCAGCAGCGGCAGCAGCGCCTGGATGCCAAGGTTAACCTGGCTGGCGGGATTAACGAGGCATTTTATCTGGCACAACTTGCAGCACTGGGAAAGCCTGATACCAAGATCACCCGTTACGATAAGTCGCCTTTTAAATGTATTTCTGACTGCAATGAGCAGGTTTTCTCTATCGACTGGCGTTACTACTGGGAAGTGAATATGCCTTCCTCGACCGATGCCACTAGTATGACCTGCATCAGCACCTGTGATTCTTCACTTCGTACCTGGGGCGATACCGTTGCTGAGTGCGTGCTCAGCAAACTTTGCCCTTCGCATACTTATCTCATCTTCAAATATCCGTAATCCGGAGAAAAAATGGCACATCGTATTGATACAGCTACTGCGCAGAAAGATAAATTCGGCGCGGGAAAGAATGGTTTTACCCGTGGAAATCCACAAACCGGCGAACAGGCAACGGCACTGGATGATGATTATTTTGACATGATCCAGGAAGAGCTTATTGGCATTGTTGAAGCGGCAAAAATCACGCCGAATAAAGCAAAGCACGATCAGCTCTTAACGGCGTTAAAAGCGCTGTTCCTGGATGCGTCGTCAAATGGCTCTGATATTGCAGACAAAGCGGCGTTTCTCTCAAATCTTCAATTGGTGAGTGCAGATGGCTCAGTTGGCAGGCTTGTTAAATGTCAGACGTTCAATTCATCCGGCACCTACACGCCCACTGCAGGCACCAAATTTGCGATTGTTGAAGTCGTCGGTGGAGGTGGTGCAGGCGGTGGCTGTCAGGTAGGAACGGCCAGCAATGCGGCCTGCGGCGGTGGCGGCATGTCGGGTGAATATGCAAAGGCCCGCATTGATAACCCGACCGCTACAACAGTTACCATTGGTGCAGGCGGCGTTGGTGTAAGCGCAGCAGCCGGTCCGAGCGGTGGGGATACTTCCTTTGGTTCTGGGATTAAAGCCAAGGGTGGGCTGGGTGGTGCAACTTTGGCTGAGGGGACTTCTGCTGCTGTGGTTGGGCCAGCTGGTGGCTATGTGACTCCCGGATTTACGGGTGCCAATATTTTTGGAAGCGGGAGCGACTACACAATGCCTGGTACGCGATATTCTGGAGTTTTAGCGATAAGCGGCCCGGGTGGTAGCTCCGTTCTTGGTGCGGGTGGAGGCTCTCAGGCCATTGTCGGCGACGGTATTTCAGCTAAGGGGCCAGGCGGTGGCGGTAGTGGTGGATGTGTCTATGGTGGTGTGACACAGCAGCGGCCTGGCGGTGCTGGCATGAAAGGAATTGTCATCGTTTGGGAGTATGCGTGATGGATATGACGTTTGCAGTAATCGAAAATAATGTTGTTGTTAATATCATTGTCTGGGATGGCGTTTCAGCTTATGGGGCTGGTGGGAATCAGACGCTGATAAAGGTGCCAGGGGCTGCATATGGTAGGCCCGTTCCGGAAATTGGCTGGCATTTTGACAACGGCGTATTCAATCCACCGCCTCTGCCCGTAAAAACACATGATGAGCTGGTATCTGATGTAGATCAGGATAAACAATCACGGCTTGCGCATGCTAACGCAGTAACAGCAGACTGGCGAACTGATTTATTACTGGGAACAGTCAGTGATGAAGATAAGGCAAAATTGGTTGTCTGGATGCGGTACATCAAAGATGTGAAAGCGGTGGAGACATCAAACCCAACAGATATCAGTTGGCCGCCATTACCAGCAGCATAGGAACCATTTCTCGAAAGCGCAGAACTGAAAATTTACACAACGCGTAATCCCTTCATCCAAAACGTCCTTTAATCCTGTTAGCTCACAACATCGCCAGCCCGCATAGCCGCCCCGCTTGATCAGGTTTAAGGATAGATATACTGTATATAAATACAGTTATTATTTGTGGCTATCTTATGAATCTGATCAAACCCGTATTTTTGCGAGAGGTTGTAACCGTTCCTCTGTTCAGCGACCCGGTAAAGTGTGGCTTCCCGTCGCCCGCGCAGGACTATGTGGAAGAGCGTGTAGACATTGCTGAGTTGATCGTACCTCACCCAAGCAGTACCTATTTCGTGCGGGCGTCAGGGGACTCAATGATCGACGGGGGGATCAGCGACGGTGATTTACTGGCCGTGGATTGTTCTCGCACCGCCAGGCATAACGATGTTGTGATTGCCTCGGTTGATGGTGAATTTACCGTTAAACGCCTCCAGCTTTACCCGACCATCCAGCTTAACCCGATGAACACGGCGTACGCCCCAATTCTGATTGGCAGTGAGGGCACGCTCAATATTCTGGGCGTGGTCACGTTCGTCATTAAATCGATGGGCTGACCATGTTTGCCCTGGTAGATGTCAATTCGTTCTATGCCAGTTGCGAAACGGTATTCAGGCCAGATTTGCAGGGCAGGCCGGTAGTCGTGCTCTCGAATAATGATGGCTGCGTTATTGCCCGGAGTGCAGAAGCGAAAGCCATTGGCGTCAAAATGGGCGACCCGTATTTCAAGCAAAAGGAGTTGTTCCGGAGGTTCGGTGTTGTCTGCTTCAGCTCCAATTACGAGTTGTACGCCGATATGTCTGACCGGGTGATGACCACGCTCGAGGAAATGTCCCCGCGCTGTGAAATTTATAGTATCGATGAAGCATTTTGTGACCTGACTGGCGTGCGGAATTGTCGCAACCTTGAGGATTTTGGTAGGGAAATTCGGGAGACTATTTTGCTGCGAACGCGTCTCACCGTGGGCGTTGGGGTGGCGCAAACCAAGACTTTAGCCAAGCTCGCTAACCATGCAGCCAAGAAATGGCAACGGCAAACGGGTGGTGTGGTGGACCTGACGAATTTAGAAAAGCAGCGGAAGCTGATGGCGTATTTCCCGGTTGATGAAGTCTGGGGCGTTGGCCGCCGTATCTCCAAAAAGCTCGAAGCCATGGGAATTAAAACGGTTCTCCAGCTGGCTGACACGGATATCCGGTTTATCAGGAAGCACTTCAACGTAGTGCTCGAGCGCACCGTTCGGGAGCTGCGCGGTGAACCCTGCCTCGGCCTGGAAGAGTTTGCACCAACCAAACAGGAAATCGTCTGCTCACGCTCATTCGGTGACCGGGTGACTGAATACGAACAAATGCGCCAGGCTATCTGTAGTTATGCGGCGCGCGCTGGGGAGAAACTACGGGGTGAACATCAGTTCTGCCGCTATATCTCTGTATTCATCAAAACATCACCGTTCGCGCTGAATGAGCCATATTACGGGAGCCAAGGGGCTGTGAAATTAATGACGCCAACGCAGGACACCCGCGACATTATTGCTGCGGCAATGCGCTGTCTCGATAAAATCTGGAAGGATGGGTACCGCTATCAGAAAGCCGGGATTATGCTGGGTGACTTCTTCAGCCAGGGTGTGGCTCAACTCAATTTGTTTGACGACAACGCGCCGCGACAAAACAGCGCTGCGTTGATGGAAGTGCTGGACCATCTCAACCACAAGAACGGGAAAGGGGCGCTGTATTTTGCAGGGCAGGGTATCCAGCAACAGTGGCAGATGAAACGGGACATGCTCTCGCCGCGCTACACGACGAGATGGTCAGATTTGCTGGTGGTGAAGGTGAGATAGGTTGAACTCACAGCCACTTTGGGGCATACAAAAACTTCAGCTACTCGGTAGCTAAATAACGGCATAAATAGAATGGCTGCCATCAACATTTAAAGCAGGGGCGCAGCTTTGCAATATCCCTTGGCTTGTTTTTTTATGTTTTAGTTGTTCATTCATCATCTTCAGCCAATCTAGTTTCTGGTTTTTATAGCGAGGGCTAGGATATCTGTACCAGGGGTTTAAAAGTTGAATTCCTTCTACTTGTTTAAATTGGTTTAGAAATTCCGTTGCAGCCTCTTTGAGTACCTTGTTTGCCCCCCAAGCTGCGATCAGTGTTTTAGATTGAGAGCAATAATCCAGTAACTCTCTCTGCCGCTGCTTGTTCGTAAGGCTATGAAGATTCGTTGCATCTAAAGATGAAGCTTTTTGAAACTCGATAGAAAATTGCCTACTGTTACCATTTCGAAGGTCGGATAAATTTAAGATACGAACATGCTTCCAACCTTGAAGTAACATTAAACGCATAATTTGATATTGGGCGTTATCAGGCCTAGCCGGGATAATATCTTTTTCCAATTGTCCAGAAGCTATCTGCCGAGCTGTGTACTTTTTAGGAATATAGGCACAATTTTCGGGTTTAGATGATCCTGGATTCATCATAACCACCACTGCGCACGGATTAGAGTCAGAAGCGAAGCCTGAAGACTTAGCTACGATCTCTAAGACACTGCGACATTTGAATGTAATACCATTTATTTCAAGATCGTAGAAATGACCATAAACTGAAAACTGACTCTTTAGATCATGTGCATAAATAAATTGCAT